AGCGTTATTCGCAAAACATATGATGCAGAAGGGGTTGATGAACTCATCTCAACTCGTCGCTTGTGTCATATTGTCAAGGCTTATAGCATCTTCCACGATCGTTTGACCGCAATTGGAATGTGTATTGCTCGATTTGAAACTGAAACTCGTGAAGCATTTCTCGATCTTTATACCAAGATTGACAGCAACCAAATTCAGGCCGAAGCATCCTCTGCAACTCAAACCCCAGAAGAACCACCATTTTAAACACTTTAGCGGTTGGTCTACGCTAAACCATGAATCTATAGACCAAAACTGAATAAACATAATTGAAACAGAAAACATATAATATGACTAAAATTGAAACAACTAAGTTGGCACGTCTCGTTAAGAACATGACTCAAAAGGAAGCTATCTTTGCTTTCCTTGAAGCAGGTCATGAATTCTCCGCTGCCGAAGCACGTAAGGCTGGTATTGCTGACCCAAGTCGCGTCATCAGCTCGCTTCGCAACGACCACGGTCTTGCAATCTACCTTAACCCACGCAAGACCCGTACTGGCGAGCGCATCAATCGCTATCGCCTTGGTACCCCACGTAAGAACGGCTAATTGCTAAGTTAAATATGCGGCAACAGTGTAAAAGCTGTTGCCGCATTTCTTCCCTATGAAAAAAACAAATGCCGAAGTTGGAGTTAAATATGATTCGGAAAAACCCGACTATAGTTTAATTCCTCCGCATGCTCTTGATGAAACAGTAAAGGCGCTCACATACGGCAAAAACAAATATTCTAGGGATAATTGGAAACTACTCGACGACGCCGAAAATCGCTATTTCGCCGCCGCTCAACGACACCTATGGGCTCTCCGCAAAGGAGAGCCCTATGACCGCGAGTCTGGATTGCATCATGCTGCACACGCAATGGCATGCATACTTTTTTACTATGAATTACAAATGCAAAAATAATTGCATTTACACTCGCTCTTTTTTGATATATAATACACTTACATTATGACTAAACTATCCTCTCAAACAATTGATATTCTAAAGAATTTCTCAGGCATCAACTCTAATCTTGTTGTAAAAGCAGGAGAACCACTCTCTACAATTTCTGAAGCCAAAAATATTATGGCAATTGCAGATATTACTGAACAATTCTCTGCTGATTTTGGTATCTATGACCTAAATGAATTTATCTCAATGTTTTCGCTACTTCAGGATCCAGATCTTGAGTTTACAAATGATAGTGTACAGTTTAAGTCTGGACGTACTCGTGCCTCTTATCGATTTGCAGATCAAAGTATTCTTACAAGTCCTAAGAATAAGATCAATATGCCACAGTCTGATTTAACTGTAAACATTACTTCTGAACTATTGACTCAAGTTCGTAAAGCAGCTGGAGTACTTGGTCATTCAATTGTTTCGTTAAAAGGTGAAGACGGAACTGTTACACTTTCTGTTGTTGATCCTAAAAACTCTTCAGCAAATACATTTTCAGTGGTATTAGATGAGAACAACTCACAGCATGGTTCGTTTGACCTGCAATTTTTGATTAATAATCTTAAAGTGCTTCCTGGTGACTATGTGGTGAATATCTCGTCAAAACTTATTAGCCACTGGAAAAATGAAACTATTCCAGTTCAATATTATATTGCTTTGGAAAAAACTTCAACATTTAACTAATAAACACTTATATATACTAATACTATGGAAGAACAAACTGATACAACAACACAAATTGACACTACTCTTGAAAATGAACCACAATTGACACTTGCTGATATTGCTTTGATGGCAAGCGTTATTGCGGTAGTTTCTCGTAGAGGTGGTTTTGAAGCAGGAGAACTTAAAGCAATTGGAGAATTATATGAAAAGATTCTTGCTTTTCTCCCAAAACAAGAAACTGCTAATGCCGAAACTGGTAATACCTCTGATGAACAGCCAGAAAATCAATTGAATTTTGATTTTGCTAAAGGAGAAACCGTAACTCAATAATATGTCAAAAGATAGGCTTGATGGGACTAGTGGTGGAGGAATGCTATACGAGATATTTGCATTTCCTGGACGTGTGGTGCTATGGTTGCAATATATGAATCCTAAGGGAGGAATGGCAGGAGTAGCAGCATCTAAGCGTCGTGCCAATAGTCCCATCATGACCTTCATCTATGCGTTGGGTTTTTGGGCATTAGCAGGATTTATTGCATATATGCATTACTTTGGAGAAAAATAATATATTATGATTGAAATTGAAGACGATAAAACAAAACAAGAATTGCTTGGAGCGATTCGCGAAATTACTCTCGAACTCTCTAAAATGGACGAGAGCCGAGATGCTATCAAAGAAATTATCTCTGCAACCGCAGATGCCTTTAATTTGCCTAAGCCGCTGATTCGTAAGGTTGCTAAATTATACCATAAGAAAACTGCAGCACAGTTTGAAACTGAAGCAGAAGAAATTAAAAGTGTGTACAAACAAATCACTTTGGTATAATATAGTCACATATGAAAACTGATGAATTTCTTTGGGTAGAAAAGTATCGTCCCCAGACGATTGATGATTGTGTACTTCCCGCAGAGTTAAAGAAAACATTCAATGAAATAGTGCGGGGAGGTCAACTCCCCAATCTATTATTGGCTGGTTCTGCAGGCCTTGGAAAAACTACAGTTGCACGTGCGCTGTGTAATGTCTTGAACCTTGATTATATGTTGATCAATGGTTCTGAAGAGAGTGGTATTGATGTGCTTCGCAACAAGATTAAACAGTTTGCATCTACTGTTTCGTTGTCTGGCGGATACAAGGTAGTTATTCTCGATGAGGCAGACTATCTTAACCCCCAGAGTACAATGCCTGCGTTGCGCGGGTTTATCGAAGAGTTTAGCAACAATTGTCGCTTTATCCTCACTTGCAATTTTAAGAATAAGATTATCGAACCACTACACAGTCGCTGTTCAGTAATTGAATTTAATACTACTAAAAAGTCGTTGGCTTCTCTTGCTGGTGACTTTATGAAACGGTTGATCTTTATTCTTAAGACTGAAGGAATCAAGTATCATGAGCAGACTCTTGCTGAACTTATCATTCGTTATGCCCCAGACTGGAGAAGAGTGCTCAATGAGTGTCAACGATACAGCACGAGTGGCGAGATTCCAACTGCTATTTTGGTTGGTATGTCAGATCAGAGTATTGCTGAATTGGCTCGTTACCTTAAAAGCAAAGACTTCAAGTCGATGAGATCATGGGTTGTAAACAATAGCACACTCGATAGTGCAGTTGTTTTTCGTAAACTCTATGATTCACTCTATGATGTTGTCGCTCCATCTTCTATTCCGTCTGCAGTTCTTATTCTTGCCGACTATTCTTACAAAGCAGGATTTATGAGTGACAAAGAGTTGAATATGGTTGCATGCATGACAGAACTAATGGGAAATATTGAATGGGTGTAGAAAATAAAAAACTCTCGCCATTTGACTTTATTAATAGCATTAATGAAGGTCAAAGTGGTAAAAATTTACTAGAAGCTTCGCGAGCAGATAACAGTGAAAGCCTTGATCATGATAGTCTAGATAAACAGTATGTGCCCTTTATAGTCAATCGCGGGCTGTCATACTTTAATGATACTATACTACTTGCAAATGAAATGAATAGACGAGCATTCTTGCCGCACAAGATGCAGTATGATTTTTTAAAACATTGTACACGTCCTCGTAAGCGATTTAGCAAATGGACAAAAAAGTCAGATGACTCTGAATATATAAAATGTATTATGGATGAATACTCGTATAGTGCTGAAAAGGCGCGAGCAGTATTCGGTTTGTTTACTCAAAATCAACTAACACAACTAAAAAACAAAAGAGATGTCGGAGGAAGCACACGAAAAAGTAATTGAAGCAGAAGTATTGTCAAACGCCCCAGTTGAAAAACTTCAGATTGATCCGTCTAAGTTTATTAAACGTATGATGGCAGGAGGCTGGAGGACATCTTTTGGCAAAAAGAACTTGTCTCCAAAGCGAGTAGAAAAACGCCGCAAGAAGAATAAAGCCGCACGAAAGAGCAGAGCACGGTAAATTGCAAACACGATATATTATAAATATAGTATATCGTTATGACAGTACCACTTTCCCCCACAGATATCGTTGATTGGTCACCGCCTCAGATGCTTGAGGTGTATTTGAATGACCCTGATGACTTTTTAAAGATTAAAGAAACTCTTTCTCGCATTGGCGTCTCTTCTAAACGAGAAGAGAATGTGCTCTTTCAAAGTTGTCATATCTTGCATAAACAAGGGCGCTACTTTATTGTGCACTTTAAGGAACTCTTTATGCTTGACGGCAAGCCATCTACATTTATGTATGATGACATGTGTCGCCGAAATACAA